CTTGGACATCCGAAAATCCTTCTTCAGTTCCAACAGGATCCATCGACACCATGGCATCGATTCGATACTCCGTCGCATCGTCAGCACTTATCAGGTCTACCGAGTGCCCAAACTGATCGAATAATCTGGGCACTGCGATATCCTGAAATCGTGATTCGAAACGCGAAGCCATTTGTCAGCCTTACGCAGCGACTGGGGTTGTAATGGCACCTGTTGCGACGTTGCATCGCTTCAGAATAATCCAGCCAGCAGCAGTCCACTGCAGAAGAACCATGTCACCAACGACAGAGAATGCGATCGTGGTGAATCCTGATGCCGTTGCCGGAGTCAGCGTGCCTGTTCCGCCGGCCACAGTCAGGAGAATCTCCTTCAACTGGCCAACCCGTGTTCCGTTTGCCAGTGTTCCCGCAACTGCCCCACCGCTTGTCCACGCCGTTGAGTATGACGTCACGTTGACGGCCCCGGCTCCACTCAGCGATTGCTGAGCACCGGATGGGATGAAGATTGCAGCAGGTTCGTCGAGAAGGAACACGCCCATCTCAGTTGACGCACCTTTTGCTTCGACAACTGTACCGACGGCAAAATCCCAATCGGTGACAGTTTTGGTGTAGGCCCCGGCTCCGGCCGTTCCGTTCAGCGGGTCGCCGTTTGCATCCCAGCCAATTCGATCGCCAACGACCCAAGCCTGTGAGGCAACGCCCCAAGCTAGAAACCGGCCGCAGATATCAACTTCGTCAGTGTCTCCGCTGGCGATATCATTGGCAGGAATGCCAACTACACCCAGAGATGTGAGCACTGGAGTACCGGCCGTGATGTTTGAGCCTGCCGTGTATGCGAGCTTTTCGTCGCTGGCAACTCGTTCCGTCGCAAGATTAAATGTCATCGTCCTGTATCCTTATGAATGGTTCAGATTGAGAGAATTGACCGGTGTGACGCCTGCGACTTACGCCGCGCCTTTGCTCTTCACGCCAGCAAGCCATTCGGCGAAGTCAACACCGAAGTCGTGATAGCCGCGGAACTGAACACCCAGTGTGCTGAAGTCAGCGTCAGCCGATTCAACAGTTGGGTTTTCCTGCCCATTTAGGAAGCTCACGACAACTGGCTTCAACATCTCACCGAACAGGTACCACGCTGTCGCTGAGTAACCGGTGTAGTCACTGTCACTCAGTTCGTTGACAACATAAGGCACGTACTTGTTGCGGTGGATGTTGTCGTCCTGGACAGTCGACAGGTTTCCGCTGACATATAACTTTTGAGCCACGAATTCGAGTTCGGGCGGGACAAGCAACTTCTTGGGAGCCCCAAGAGACGTTGCGCCAGTTCCGACTTGCTTCTTGTCGGCGCTTTTCAGCTTGCGGTATGCAGTGATGCCGGTCTGCAGGCCAACGCCGTCAATTAGCAGGTTCGTGGTGGCACCAGTGATGTAGTTCGTTCGCCCGGAGGTGAAGAACGCACTGTTGTTGATGAACGTTGACCAGAACAGTTTGCGGAACTTGCGAGATGCACCGCGTCCGAGCCGTGTTCGGAGATCGTCGAACGCCCCAAGATCGTCGTTGATGATCATTTTGCGAGTCAGGGCAAACATCTTTGCAAAGGTGTCTGCTGATCGCTCGAACGTTTCTTCTCCGACTTTTCCGTGTCGGATTTCGCCGTTCGCCCCGAGCTGCTCATACTCCATGTCATCCAGCATTCGGTAGCTGGTATGCGTCTTGAAGTCAGAGACCGGTTTGACGTCGGCAAATTCTCTCCAGGTCTGATCTTCTTCCATAAATCCAGCCAGCAGCATCTTATTGGCGATGTTGCTGAGGATCCCAGACAGAGAGACCGTCGACGCAGACGCATGGATCGGAGTTGATGGCAATGCGTACTGGAGAACCTCACGAATGTTGTCCGTGTTGATTCGCTGACGTCCAGAGTAGCCGTTCTGAGCGGCCGCCATGATGAACATTTCCTGCAGCCCAAGATTGCGGAAATTGCGGTGAGCACTTTCCAGAACTTCAGGCTTGTAGGACTTCTCAACATCGATGCCGAGAACTCGGCACGCTGCAGCTTCAATCACGTCGCCGCTGATCGTGCTGTTGTCGCGAGAGTGAATGGCAGGGCCCTTGGGGCGAGCTTTCGCAAGCATGTCTGCACGCATCCCGTAAGTGGCTTTAATCACTTCAACTTCAAACCGAGTCGGAGCCCACTCTTCTGTGAGAGCTGTTCGCTTCAGTTTGCTGACGGCAACCATTCCGGCCGCCTTAATCTCATTAAGCGCGACTGTTTCCACTTGGCCAGCGTACTCAGACGCAGCTGCGTCGATCTCGAGGTCTGACTTTGCAAAAGCCAGCTGCAACCCAGCAACGTCAAACTTGACACCCTTAGCTTGAATTTCAGGGTCGATTGCAGACGCCTTTATTTCAGCATCATACTTCTTTTGAAGTGCAGCGGTCTGAACTGGTGTCAGATCAGCAGCCGCAAAACCCATTGCAATAATCCACTCTTCGAATTTCATGTCCAATTCCTTTGCTGGTTCTGCGGCGCTTGCCGCGATTGAAACTGATGTCGTTTCGTCGGCTCCACGAGCCAAAAACGCAACTCCATACAAACGCGACTTGCGAGCAATTAAGACAGGACCAACGATGGTTCTGCCGTTCACGATTACAGATTGACCGGCCCGCACTTCCTCGAGTGGGGCAGTCGGGATTGCTTCCACACTGGCTTGCCATGGATAACTGAGCGCGGCATTGTCGACGACTTCGCGAGCGGCTGGACCTGTACCGGAAACCAGACCCGCAAGAATCAGTTGACGCCCGTCGTTTGTCTTGTCGGTCACATGCCCAACTCGCTGAGTTGGATCGTGATCCATGTTTGCTGTGATGTTTGGCGAGTAGCTCAATCCAGCCAGGTCGATCACAACTGGCTTTCCGAACTTGCGAATGTACTCAGCCGTACGAAGCTCGCCGCCGTTGTATGCAACAATCCGAAATGTCGGTGTCTTCTTTCCGCCTTCACTAGATTCACCGGCGATAATTTCCACGTCAGCATCGATCGTAAATCGGTCGATTGCTTTCTTTGCGGAGGCGATGATTGTTGGATACTTACGCGGCATTTGCTGCTCCTTGCGAACTTGTGCCGGTTTTGGTGTTTTCAGCTTGAGCCATTGACGCAAGTGCACCCTTGTCGTTGAAAATGGCGTGAAGCAAGATCTTTCGCATCGTGGGCTCATCAACTCCGTAGTCGTTGGCCATCTGCGGAAGCTCATCCTCGAAGTCGAGACCGTCTTCAGAGTAAATCGTGGACAGGGTTGCCTGTCCGGTTTGCATTCGCGTTTTGTTGGCTTCAGCCTTCGCGCCTTCGTCGGCAACTGGATGTGACGGCCAATCCCAAATGTGCGCGGGTACTTGCCCAGGAATCTGAACCCACCCAAAACGGAGCGAGGCTTCCTCAAACCACATCTCAAACAGCGGATCGAGAACTAAGTCAGATCCGTCTTCGCGTTCGACGTCCAGCTGCATGTAATACGGCGTGAAATCGAGCTTTCCAGACGCAAAGTTGTGGTCAGACGAGTCACCAGCCGCCAAGTTGTGAGGCATGTTCTTTGGCCGGCCCTGCTCGCTGACCTGAGCACGATGGAACGCCTCATAAGTCGCGTTTGGGTGCTCGGCTTTCATCTGGCCAGCATCCCAGCCCATCGGAAGGGCTGTCATCATTCGCTTTTGAAACTCAATTGAGCTGAACGGCGCGGCGAGGTCTGCCCCGTCATCAGGGGACATCTGTGTTTTAAGCAAAACCGAGATGTCTGCAGCTGTTTCAGCCGCCGCAAGCGTGGCTTCTCGCCATCGTCGTGATGACGCACCGCAATTCAGCGAAGATCGCAATTCAGGAATTCCGCGATTCTGGCCTCCACGACGCATTGCGAACCAATGCAGCACAAAACGAGCGGGAATTTGCTCTGCTTGCCATTCAGAATGGTGCCATGCCGCCCCTGGATGATAGGGAAGCACGTCGTACCAGATCGGATTGCCGAAATCATCGAACTTAACCCCGTCGATGTAGCCCTCAATGCCAGTGTCAAGGTACGGAGTAGAGCACTGCTCAGCCTCAATCACAGACAGGTCGAGTTTTACGACATGCTTAACGCCCGGGTTGCTTTTCAGCACCGCGAACGACTCGCCATCGCTCATTTTTGCATGTGACATCGCCCACAATTTGCGACGCAACTTGACGGCTTTGGCCCATTTCTTCCATTCAGCTTCCACAAGAGCGTTAAACCCCTTGGAAGCGGTCTGCATTCGCAGTGAAGGACCAACGCCGACAGTATAGTTGGCGTGCGTCTGCACCATTCCGTCGACGTAGGCGTTGTTCGCCACTTCGTATCGTGATCTGGCAACAAGTTTCTGCCGAACACCCTTCGACGCAGATGAATTCGCGTCTAATGTGTCGGCTGATGCCCAGTAGTTTTTGAATTCTGCGGTATCCTGTGCCGCATCGAATCGGGCGCGGATTGCTGGAGAATCACCGTTAAAGCTGCGTCGTGAAATTGCAGCCGACGGGGCCTGTTTTGGCTCCTTCAGACGAATCCTTCCAACAGTTGCAAGCATGGTAGTGACCATTAGCCTGCTCCCGGCGGAATGATTCGCGAGAACCGAAGCCCCATGTGATTGCGCTGACCAGCCGTCTTTGAGGCCAGGTGCTTCTCTACCCGAATCAACTGGTCAAGGTCATGCTCTTGGACAGACCGACCATTCTCAGTGCTGCTCTTTGGACCAAGAGCGGCCTGCAGAATTGCTTCAGAGATGTTTTCAGGAGCTGCCATGCCGAAAACATAGCGAACGAATTACCGTTGCGGGGAAACTACTGGCGTGTTGTTTCCATGTGTGGAAATGTCATTCG